TCAACAGCAAGCCAGTATAACTGCGTTGGTGGTGTAAATGGAGATAATCCAACAGAACTAACACGTAGTGATATTGATGAAGTTGTAAGAACACTTGCATCTAACGATGCGTATACAATTTCTGATGCTATCGAAGGTGAAGATCGCTTTGGAACAGCTCCAGTGCGTGATGCGTTTTTCTGTATGGCAAGCACAGATCTTATTGGTCAGCTAGAAAGAGTTGATGGCTTTATTGCTAAAAACCAATATCCAAACCAAGCAGACGTTCTACGTCCTGAATGGGGTGCGATTGGTAACACACGTTGGCTTTTATCTTCTATTGGTTCTGTAACAGCTTCAGGTTCTGCTCTAGGTGCTAACGTATATAATGCACCATGCGTAGGTATGGAAGCATATGCAGCAATTGATCAAGATGGATATAGCTCTCAGTTCCTATATCGTCCTCCTATTTATTCTGGCCCTCTTGCATTAAATGCATCAGTAGGTTGGAAATCTGCTTTTGTACCACGCCTACTCAACGACGGCTGGGTAATTAACATCAGAAGCACAGCAGCTTAAGGAGGCATCATGAGCACAATTATTCAACAAGGTAGATTCACATCTGACGGTTCTGTAAAGAATCTAGCTATCCGCTCTGATGTAGACTGGATGGAAGTGATCAACTATACGCAAGCAGCTACAACTCAAAGCACAGGTAGAGGAGTAAAGTTCTACTGGCAGCGAGGAATGGCGAATGGCACAGGGATTAAGATTGGTAAGGAAAACTCATCAAGTATCATCAACATGGATGATCTTACTTCTGGTGGATTTACTCTTCTTGATACAGCTGACCTAACTCCAGGGGCTGCACAAACAGGGACGACCATTACTAAAGCTGCGCCAGCAGTTTGTACAGTAACGACTCACCCATTTTCGACTGGTGACATTGTTCGTATTTACAATTCTGATACGATGGATCAAATCAATGGTCTTGAGTTTACAGTGGCTAACACAGGAGCGAATACTTTCACTCTTGCTAACCTAAATACAAACATTGCGAACTTCACAGCAGCAACATCGTTTAATGCTCGTAAGATTCCTTTCGATCCGCAGTTTTACCCAAGAAACCGCACAATTCTAAACATTTCACAAGCTTCTTCAGCTATTGTTACAATGTCTGTAACTCATGGCTTTACAGTAGGACAGCTAGTGTCGTTTAGAGTTCCTAGCGCTTTTGGGATGGTAGAGCTTGACGGTCTACAAGGTACTGTTACAGCTATTAACCAAGCTGATGCGAACTCATTTACGAATACAATCACTGTAGATATCGACACATCGGCATTTTCAGCGTTTGGATTCCCTGCAGCATCTGCAGCACCACTAAACTTTGCTCAAGTAATTCCTGTTGGGGTTTCTGCTGGTAACACATACGGTGGGCTTCTAGATGATGCAAGTGATAACGTATCTATCCTTGGCATGCAACTTGCAGCTGGTGTAAACTCACCTGCAGGTTCATCTAGCGATGTCATTTACTGGAGAGCTGGTAAATCATTCGCGGTAGATAACGCGTAACTGTTTGGGGGCTTCGGCCCCCTTTCTCAAAAAGGAAGGACAACTGATGAGACAGAAGTTAACTGAAGAAGATCTAAGAAAGATGCATAAGGAAGATTCTAAGGCGGTTACGGGTATTTTCCGTAACTTAGAAAGTCCTGGAGGTGCACTTAAGTTTAGTTTTCGTAAGTACAAATATGATCCCACCGAAACGTATACGTTTGAGGATGGAAAGAAATATACTGTGCCTAAGATGGTAGCTAAGCACATCAATTCTAACTGCTACTATGATCGTCAGAAATGGCTATTAGACGCACAAGGAAATCCTTACCAAGGAATTGATAAAAAAGTGAAAAGATACTCATTTGAAAGCCTTGAATTTTCTGAGGATGCATGAGCACTCTTGCGACCATACGCACTAAAGTGAGACGCCTTACGGGGCGTTTTACTTCTTCAAAGATAACGGATTCGCAGATAGATGAAGCTGTAAATACCTTTCTTTTGTACGACCTTCCTCAAGAATTGCAAATCTTTTCTTTAAAAGGAACGTATGAGTTTATAACTACTTCTAATGTAGCGGATTATAACCTATTAACAGAAACAGTAGATGTTGGGCAGGGCGCTACTCCCGTCATGGATTACTACACAGCCTTAGAGCCTCCTGCTTACATTGCGGGCTATCAAGTTGATTGGTTTCAGGATAAAACCTCTTATTGGAGAACTACAGGTTACAGAGCCCAGGAGTTAACGCTCACAGGTGACGGAACTGTAGGTCCTTATACTTTTACCTTCGACAGCGCTCCTGTTCTACAAGGAACAGTAACCGTAGGATGTGTGGATAATACTGGAGCAACATACAAGCTCATTGACGTTCCTTCTTCTCGGACGACAGGAACCTGGGATATTATCAATACCCAGACTTCAGTAGGCGGATCAATTAACTATCTTACAGGTGCAGGTACGATTACTTTTGTTCAGTCAATCCCTAGTGGCAATACTATAACCATTCAAGGGATACCTTATGCAGCTTCTCGGCCTAATACCATATTTTTCTATGATAACACCTTATCTTTGTATCCTGTTCCTGATAAAGAGTATTTAGTGCAGATTGAAGCGCAGAAGCAGCCGTTACAATTGCTTGCGTCGGGTTCTTCTCCTCAGCTTAAGCAGTGGTGGCAGTATATTGCTTACGGAGCTGCAAAGAAAATATTTGAAGATTCTCAAGATATGGAAGGCGTACGAATGATTATGCCCGAATTCAAAAAGCAAGAGATCTTCGTTCTACGTAGAACAATTATTCAAAATTCTAGCCAGAGAGTGAAAACTCTTTATTCAGATGCTATAGAAAGAAGCAACAGCGCCAATCTTTATTGGTATTAGGAGGGTCTATGTCTTTACCATATTTCACAGGAATGCCTCAAGCATCGGAAGACCCATCAGTTTCACAGCCAAAGATTAAAGATAACTTTGATTCCATTAACACAGCCCTAGCACGAAATCACATTGGCCTTACCCAAAGTAGCAATGAAGGTCTACACACTGTTGTACAAATGGAAGAGCAAGGTTCCGACCCTTCTGCTCTTGCATCTTTTGGAGCTCTCTATACGAAGACAGATAAAAACTTATACTATCGAGATTCTTCTGGAAACATTTTACAGCTTACGAATGACGCAACAGCTGCAACAACGGGCTCTCTTACTGTAGGTCCTATTCTTATGCAGTGGGCAGTTTATAGTCCTACTACTCCTCCTGTAAGTACAGTAACCTTCCCTATTGCATTTAGTGGAACGCCTTATATTATCCAATGTACATATACAGGACCTGGGGTTTTTAATTTAGGCGCTTGTCGTACCAACAATATTACCAGCACGACCTTTGAACTTACATCCGCAGCTACTTCAGTTGCATGGTTTGCCATAGGACCTGTATAAGGAGAAAGAAATGTCTACTCCATTAATGATTGGTCCGTATAGTACTGGTTTACAAAAGAACGTACAGCCATGGTTAATCAATGAAGATGCCTTTACTACTCTCGAAGATGCATACATATATCGCGGACGTGTTCGCAAGCGATGGGGATATCGTCTACCTGGAGATTCCCAGCTTACTTCCCGTCTTAGAATCAATCTCGGTACAACCAATGGTGCTGGAGCTTTATCTAGCACTGTACCTGGCACTGTGTTTAAAGTGGGGCAGATGTTCTCAATCGGGGACAAGTTATATACCGTAAATGCTACTGGCACTCCTGCAGCAATGCTTCAGGACGGCACCACAACTACAGCTACTTTCGATACAACGAGTGGGGCTTATGTTTTTAATGGTGCCCCTGCAACGACAGCCGCCTTTTTTTATCCTTCAGAGCCTGTTATGGGCTTGCGAGCTAGATGGAACAGCAACTTAAATGTAGATGATGTCATTGGATTTGATACACAGTTTGCTTATCAGAGAAGTGGTGGAGGTTGGACACGTTTAGGAACAGGTGGTAGTGCTACGTGGACAGGAACAAACTACGACTTTTTTTGGACTATAAATGCAAGGGGGGCTAACCCCTATGATACAAATTTTTACTGTGTCAACTACACGCGTGCAGATAACATTCGTTATTTACCTGCCGGTTCTACGACCTGGACAAATCTACAACCTCAACTCGATGCTGGAGCAACCAGAACTCTGGATAGTTGCAAGCTATTAATCTACTTTAAGGATAGGCTTGTAGCTTTAAATACCTTAGAAACAGAGGGTGCAACTCCCGTTATTTATCAGCAAAGAGCGCGATTTTCGCAAAATGGTGACCCTACCGCAGCCGCAACCTCTTGGCTAGATGATACTCCTGGAAGAGGCGGATATACCGACGCCTATACAGAAGAAAACATCATTACAGCAGAGGTCATAAAAGACCGTTTGATTGTGTATTTTGAGCGCAGTACTTGGGAGCTTATCTATACAGGATTTAAGACCCTTCCTTTTAGATGGCAAAAGCTTAATGATGAGTTAGGAGCTAGTGGTACTTTTTCTATTATTGGTTTTGATGATGCTGCAGTGGGAGTAGGAAATGTAGGCGTGCATGCTTGTGATGGGGTAAGCGTGAAGAGACTGGATCAAAAGATCCCTGATGAAGTCTTTTCTTTCCAAAATGCCAATCAAGGAGATAGCAGGGTTTATGGAATACGTGATTATGCCCCTGAGTTGGTATATTGGACTTTTCCCTCTGCCACTGGTTCCCCAACCTTTCCACAACGTGTACTCGTATACAATTATAAGCTCGCCACCTGGTCCATCTTTAAGGACTCTTTCACCTGTTTTGGGCAGTTTCAAAATGAATCTACCTTAACTTGGGCGACAGTTGGTCAGTATTATCCAAGCTGGTCAGCTTGGAATGTGCCTTGGAATGCAGGAAGATATCAGACTTCTTATCCAGACATTATGGCCGGTAACCAGGTAGGTTTTACTGTCATTTTAGATACTGGGTCTAATTCCAATGCTCCAGCGTTATATATTACTGATATGGGATCAAGCAATCAGCTTACTATTGTAGATCATAATCTGGAGATAGGCTCTTACTTATATGTTGAAGACGCTACTGGTATTACCTCTTTGAATGGAGTGGTGGTACGGGTTAACAACATTGTCAATGATGATGTCATAGAGATTGACACAACTTTCACAGGCACCTATTTAGGAGGTGGAGTAGTTACAAGAGTAAGCCGACCCTTAATGTTGACTAAGCAGTTTAACTTTGGTACGGAGCTTGGGAAAGATATTGTCATTAAGTATACCGACTTTCTTCTCGCACAAACGACCAATGGGCAAATATCAGTAAATACATACATCGACGCGGGAACCACAAGTGTAGAAGCAAGTTCAGCGTCAGGTATATTGTTTGGGGATGCCACTATACCCACTTCCGATGAGAACCCTTTTGGTTCTGGAGTAGATGGAAGCTACTCATGGCATCGATATTTTATGCCTGCTGAGGGAGCCTTTGTGCAGTTAGAGCTTTCTCTAAGTGAAGCACAACTTAAGGATTATGATGTGGCTACTTCTACATTCGAATTAGAAGCCATCCTCCTGTATCCAGGCGTTCAAGGAAGGGTGATATGAGCACGAGTTCTGAAGTTGATCTTACCAATGCATTACCTCAAAGCTATATACTTCCCGACCAGTTTGATCCTATCTATACGAACCGGCTTATTCAATATCTTGAAGATATGGGATCGGCGGTTAACTTAAAGGAAAACGGTTTTTACTTTACGGAAGAAACTCCTATTTCCACTACCTTTGTTCCCAACTACGGAACCACAAGCTCTGCTAACGTAGAGTTTAGGACTTTATTTAGGACCGTAGTGGATTTTGGAGCTTTACCGAATAGTACTACTAAAAGTGTAGCTCATGGCATCAGTACCACTGAAGATTTTAAAATCATTAAGATTTCTGGAGCCTCTACGGACCCAGGAGCCTCTACGATAACAGCAGCTTTACCATTGCCTTATGTAGGGACAAATAGTATCTATGTCGATATGGACGCAACAAATGTCACTGTAACAACCACCTCAAACCGAACAAGCTTTACAGAGACATTTATCATAATAGAGTATATAAAAATTTAGAAAAAGTAGGTTGGCCATGGGTATATTTAGCGCACTATTTGGGAGCAAACCCAAGCTAA